ATTTTAATCCAGCCTTGGATAGTCCTTTAAAATTCTTATAGGTATTTACTGCCTTGATTGCTGTTCCTAAAAAGTTTTGACCTGAGCTAAATGCAGTACCATCTCCAACTGCACCAAATACTTGTTCAAGTCCATCGAGGACACCTCCCGAACCAAGCAATGCACCGGTTCCGCCACCAGCAACATCAAGTGGGGAAGGTGACCTATCGTAATGCAGTGTTGCAAATCCTTTAGGAGTTCCTTCAAAGACTTTTCCAGCACTATAGACAACTGCTTCATATTCTAATGTCATTTTTGATTCAGCAGTGGTTGAAGCATCGCTATAGTCCATGCTTCCGTGATCCCAAGATGTAATCTTAGGATTGATTAATGTGTATCCGATGAATCTTCTTCTGCCCATCGTATAAATTGTTACTGACTTAAACAATGGTGTGCTTATGTCATTGTCTAAACCGTATCTAAAATTATCAGACAGCGTACCAGCATTTCTATAATGGTTGGCATCCCATGCTGCTGGTTCTGTGTTTGCTCTATCTCTAACATAGTAACCGTAATAGATTGCCCATAATGCACTAACTATTCCTTGATTATCATCGTGGAATGATAAATTTACAGGTTCGTAAGTAATCATCTTGTACATTATTTTTTTTCTATTGTACTGATTGAAGGTTTCGGTTTCAAATCTAAATTTTGGTAGGTCGGCAGTTTTTACAAGCAAGCCTACTTCTTCAGTATGCTTGGCAGTAAAGTTTGCTGCTTTATGTGCAGAGTTATCTAATTCAATTCTTAAATAATAATTAAATTTAGTCTTGGGAGCAAGACGCATGTTATCATCAATAAACAAGCGTGTAGCGTGTGTATAGTTTGCTACCCTACCCTTGGGATTGGTTATTCCCGTAAAGACATCTGTTAAAAATCTAGTGAATTTGTTTGCCATACTATTATTTAGCCATAAAAAAAGCCCGGAAAAAATCCGGGCTTTTTAATTTGTATACTAAAACTAGTATTAGCCTTGTGCTGTACCAGCACCAGTAACACCTTGTCCAATGGTTCTTTCTACTGCTGCACCGATACCAACACCAACGCCAGTTTCGCCTGCACCCCATTGTACCATGTTATCAAAGCGGATTGTTAATGCAACCTGCATTGCTTCGTTGGTAGCGTAGTTAGCATCACCGTAATCAACGTTAGTTAGGAAACAGCCATACATGTTAGCAGTTTCTAGAACGTTAACGCCTGCTGCGTTATTACCGTTACCACCGTCTAGTACTTCAATTTTAGTAGTAAACTTGTAGTCAATACCTGATCTTGCAGAAGCCTGTTCAACAAAGTCGAATTGTTTCTGAACCTGTTGTCCAACAAGTTTTTGAACTTCACCACTAGCATCGTCACGTAAGTTAAGAGTTAGTGTTTCAAAGGTATACTTACCTGCTAGGTAAACCTTTGAGTTGTAAACGTCCAGCGTCATTTCTTCAAAGCCAACTTTTGGTCTTGAAACATCGACAACCTGTTTAGTAAGTTCAGTAGCAGCCGCAACTCCGAATCCAAGTAAAGTAACGCGGAAGCGATACTTTAACTTAGGCATCAAGAGCACTTGGTTGCCTGCGTCTGTGGGTACTGAAAAGTTATTTAATGATGTAATAGGCATTTTTTATATCTCCCCTGTGTTCTTGACACGCAACGGTATGTAGATAAACTCAATAGCCTTGACTGGCTCAATCGCAATGTCAACATATAGTTCGTTACGATCGATTCTAGCCGGAGTATTGTTTGTTTCATCACAAACTACTGCGAAATCGTAAAGGGCTCTTAAACCAACCAATTCAAGTAGTAATGATTCTACTGCTTGTTTGATTTCGTCCCTTGTGATTTTATCATTTGGTTCGAAGATATATGGACGAGCCAATTTATTAAGTTGGCTACGTAGATATACAACCAAACGTGCTACGTTGATTCTGTCTAGTGCAGAAGCATTTCTTGCACGAGTCTTTTGACCGTAGTTGACCAATCCAACTCCATTAAAGAATGTAATTGGGTTAATCTTTAGATCATACAACGTATCCCTTTGACCTTCGTTCAACGCTACAGTTTGGAATTCGCCAGTTGCAGCATCAATGTATCCTACTGCTGTAGCGTTTGAAATTCCACCACGTCTTGTACCTGCTGGTGCAAACCATGGAAACGAAACTTGATCACTTAGTGCAATCGTTCTCATCATCATGTGTGAACTTGGAACAACCGCATTTGATCCGCTTAGGTCAGTTGTAAATCCGTTTGGATAGAAAGTACCTAAGTATTCATCGTATGTTACTAACCCGTTATCACTGTTGTCAGTAACTAGTGCTGCATTCGAACCCCAATTAGTTAATGTGGTTGCGTCTGCTGCTAATCTCAATGGTGTGTCACCAATAACAAATGCTGTTAAGCCTCTGTCAATGTTAAGATTAACTAGGTTACTCATCAATTCTGGATAACCCGGTGCAGCAATGATGTTAAAGTTACGTCTTTCTTCATCACGTATCTGTGTGCTTGTATCAACAACGCTCTTCATTCTTTGTACAACAACTTTGCGCTGTGCTTTTCTTCCGAATGATCCTGAACCGTCTTCGTTGTTACCTGATTCAGTAACCCAACGATCAGTTGCATAATCACCCATTGCTTCGTCGTTGTTAAAGCGTTGGTTGTCTGCTGTTGTGTCAATGTAGTTGTTAGCATAACGCTTAACGTTACCGCCACTTCTACGCAAGTTCCATAGCAGCATGTTTTGTGGATACAATGCAGGGTCTGGCGCATCTGGATCTAAGTAATCTACCTTCATTAAATCCTTGATAGTTGCTGCTGTGTTACCAGTAGCACCTGTTGAACCATAACGTGCATCTGCAAACAGGATACCATCTTCAGTAGTTTGATCGGTCTTATCAACTAATACCCATCTCTCTGACTGTGGTCCTGATTGGCTGCTGTCATACTTGTAAATTGTTGGATAGTTTTCAATATCTGCTGTTGAAATCCAAAGGTCTCCAGTTACTGTAGTTCCTTGAACATATGGATTTGATGCAGCAACAATTGGTGTGTAACCAACTCTATCGCTAGCCGCTTCAACATATGGACTTGATGTACTTCTGTAACCAACCCAAGTTGTTCCATCATGGATCATAATGTCCACATCTGAAAATTCTGGATTGTACCAAAGTTGTCCATCTGCTGGTTCTGCTTCTGGATTATTTGAACTAGCATAAAAATCACTTGCTGAAAGTGGTTGCCAGTTAGAAGCAAGGTATCTATTCTCAGCAGTTGAGTCATCAACACCTGGTGCTAATTGACTTTGACCAGCACTTAATGAAGCATCTGATAAGTTATAGAAGTTAGCAGTTCCCGTTGCTGTATCAATGTTGTATGGTGTAAACAATGCACTAACTGCATCTCTACCAACATCACGCATTCTAAACTCACCACCTGTCTTGTGTGAAATTGTGATTTCATTATTTGCTGTTACCGCTGCAACAATATTAGTAAGTCCTGCTGCGTTAATAGCCGCTGCCATTGTATTAGCATCTGAGCTTAAACCAGAACTCGTAAATGTTACTCTTACTGGACTGTTAAGTGCTTCCTGATTTAGAATGGACTCTTCAATTTCAAAGGAGTAATCATCTGCTGTAAGTTGAGTTGCAACAACTGCTGACTTAATTGTTGTATTGCCTGTAGCAGCTCTGCGCCATACACGGAACACTGCTGTTGCTGGTGAATCATCGTATAGGCTGTGCTCAAAAGCATTTGTTTGAACAAATAAACTATCAACAGGAAGATTGGCACCTGCTCCGCTTCTATCTAATGAATAAATTGCAGAGTGTCCTGTTGCATATAATGGTGCGTCTTTAGCAACCCAAGTTTCTGTTGCAGAATCCCATCTCTTTGCTCTCCAGCGTGCGCCGTTATTTGGTTCTGTTGTTTTGATCCATACAGAGCCTGTTGGTCTTGCATTTACATCTGTACCCGGTGTACCTTTCCATTGTGGAACAAGTGTGTGTGGGTTTTGATATAAGTCTGGGCCTTTGTAAGTAGCAGCACTGATTTCTAATTCTGTTAAATCTGCTGTACCTGCACCGATTGTAATTGTGTTTGCATTAGAGTTTGATGTACCATCTGTGTAAATTCTAACTGTCGAATTAACATTCTTAGCAGTAACACCTGTAATACCATAACCATTAATTTGACTTACAATTTCATCAACTGTATCACCGCTAGTAATAGTAACTGTAGTACCATTGATAGTAAAGTTACCTGCTGCTGCTGTGATTTTAGAACTTGTTAATTGAGCTGAGATAATTGTAGGATGGCTTGCTCTCCAATTTGCTGAACCAACTAGTACCCAATCACCTGCTGCAACTCCTGCCGCTGTGTTACCTGAGGATTTGTAGTACATTCTTGCTGCTTCTTTGGAGAATGTAAATGTTCCTGTTGCTGCTGTTCCAACTGTTTCAAATACAACTGCGTAGTCGCCAATTGAACCAACTGAACCTAATGGAGCATTGCTTGAAACTTTGGCTGCGTCGTCGTCTGTTAAAACGATAGGCAGTTTGTTTGCAAACTTCTGTCCACCTGTTGTGCTAATTGCAGCACTGTTCCATTCTTGAATACCCCATGTAGTGGAGCCGGTGTCAACCCACCATGTTCCGTCTTCTGGATTCGCTCCCGGAGCCTCTGAAGTTCCTGATAATTGGGACATATCAACGTTTGCTCTAACTACAAAAGCCGCGTTGGATACTCCTAATAAACTGTATGCTGCTAATAGACCATATTCATTTAGTTCGCTACCATGAATAGGTGTATTGCTCGCTGTCTTTTCGAAGTTCGGTACTCCAAAAAGATCTACTAATTCTTTCTGACTCGTCACTTTGAATGCAGATCCTGCATTCGCCGCCGTAGTTGCAGAAGCAACCCCTGTGCCTGCGGCATTTGTTTTGTCTTGGGCTGTTGCTACAACAATTAATGGAGTAGTACCCGGTTCAGCGGGTGTATAAAAACTCTCATCAATTACCGTAACTTCTACGCCGGGTGATGTAAGTGCCATTCCTTTATCTCCTGGTAATGTATAAACTCTTTTTTCAAAACATTACGTAATGTATGTTATACTGTATTTAGTTGTTTCACTCAAAAAAGGCGCTTTAAGACCAATAATATAAAGGGGACAAAAAGGTGTAAATATATGCATGAGACCGTTATGTAAATGCGGTTTAAGGCCGCGAGCAGTGAATTATAAGAAGAATGGCAAGACCTATTATAGGAGCCTATGCGAAGCCTGCTCAACCAAAGGTGTGTATCACGGGATACCTAGATGGTATAGAGCCGGTTATAGGACCAAGGATACTTGTGATAAATGCGGTTTTAAATCAAAACACAGTGAAGTTTTTAGGGTATTTCACGTGGATCAAAACCTAGATAATTGTAGGCATGCTAATCTAAAAACAGTTTGCGCAAATTGTAGAACAGTATTAGCCAAAGAAGGTATACGCTGGAAACAAGGAGATTTAGTGCCCGACTATTGATGCTATTTTTTTATACAGATCGTCAATAGTTGAATCATTTGTTATTTCGTGGTCAAACTCAGTACCTACCCATGCCCATTCCGAAGCATGAATCTTTTTATCTTTCATTTCATTTATGAATAAATTTGAACCGGCATTTGCTTGAACAGCAGCATCATACCATTCGGGTAATTCTCCTCTTTTGACCCAAATAATCTTGCCACCAAGTTCCTTAATTGCTTTAATTTCGTTAGGAAAACGCACATCACTAACCACTACATTATCTCTACTTTGACGCAGTTTATTTTCTAAAGAAGCAATCCAAATGTCATCATGAAACGTTCTACGGCATACTTCAGTTCCCCAATACTGTAAAACCCAACGAGGTGTAAGAGTTGGCATTGTTAAGCGTTTTGCCCACCATTCGTCTACCTGTTCTCTCCATTCTCTTGATTCTTTTGTTCTTCCTTCCAGCATGGTTCTATCCCAGCCAAAAACAGCAGCAACAGAATCCTTTAGAGAATCTGCGAAACTTTCTCTACGGTACTCATGGAAGTTTACAAGGTAATCAGCAACTGTATCTTTACCGCAGCCGATAAATCCGCAAACGCCTATAATCATATAACTCTCCTTTAAAGTTATATTATAACGTCTTTAGATTATATGTCAAGTGTTTAATAGAAGGGTTTTGGCTGTCCTGGCTTGCCTGTATTAAGTTTTCTTGCCAAAACGCTTGCTGTGTTGATTGATTTGGTTCTTTGCTGTCTGCGTGCCTGTGTTGGTGAAGTTCTAGCACGAGTGGTTTTCATTTTTTGAGCTCTAGCAACATTGTATTGTTGAACGCACTTTGAAGGATGGCTCACTTGCCTACCTGCTCTTGGACCCGTTGAACAGCGGAATCTTAATTTAGTTTTTCCACCCTTGGCCGTGCCACTGGTTCTTCCCCATACCATCTTGGCGACTTCATTATAGATTTCTTCGTGTTCTTCTGTGATAAATTCTGATGCTTTCATTAGCCTATAATCCAACTATATCCCTGTCCACCTGCAACTTGTGTTCCAAGTTCCATAGTTAATCTTTCAATGTCGTTGAAACCTTCCTGCTTGATGCTGGCTCCGTTGAGTGCTGTTCCACCCTGTGGACCTGCAATTGAAGCAAACTTCTCACGTGCCTGTCCTAGCATAACTTTACAGTTAGCAAGTGTATAATCTTTAATCCACTGTCCAGCATATACATCTTCTATGATTACATAGTCCGGCTTTTCGTTGTATGCCCAGAGCAATACTTCTTCAGTTCCTCTTGGACGTTGCATAATAATTAATTTTTTACTCTGTGGGTTCCAAGTAAAATTAATGAATGATCCAAACATCTTTCCAACAAGTTCTTGGTACTGTGCAAACAATTCGTATGTTGCCAGTCCTCCCATGTTGGTTGAACTTAACAAATAGGTATTTGTGTAAGCAAGGTTAAATGGTTCGAATACTGTTCCACCTGTTCCGCTACCTGTTCTGGAACCAACGCTTCTTCTATAAATCTGTCTTATTTGAACTATTTCTTTAGGAAGAATATATTCATTCTGATCCTGCTCTAGAGAAAGCGTGATGTAACTTTCTTCTACAGAATTGTCTGATCGTTGTCTAAAAACGCCAAGGGCACGCTGAAGTGCTGTTTCGTAGTGTTCGGGGTCAAGTTCAACGTCGATCATGCCATCACCTAGCATTAATCTAACGTAGTCGAATACTTGTTGTTTTGCTTTGTCAATTTGGCTCATATAACTATTTATGCCTTGTGCTAGAAACGGTAAATACATATGTTATGCCAAGACTAAGTTTATATCGCCCAGAAAAGGGCAACGATTACAAATTCATCGACAGAACTGCATGGGAGATGTTCCAAGTGGGCGGTACTGATGTGCTTATGCACAAGTACCTAGGAGCCGTAGCGACTGCAAAAACTGCCACGCCCAGCGAGCCTAGTTATGATACCCTAAGCCCTACAAATATACAGGACATGCTGTTTCTCGAAAACAGAGATAGAAAGTACGATCCTGATGTGTATGTTATGCGTGGGGTTTATAACGTACAGGACATAGATTTTAATTTAAGCCAATTTGGATTATTCTTACAGAATGATACTATTTTTATTACTTTCCACATTAATGATACTGTGGAAAAACTAGGCAGAAAGATTATACCAGGCGATGTTATTGAACTACCACATCTAAAGGATGAATATGCACTTAATGATTTAAACTATGCCTTGAAGAGATTTTATGTTGTTGAAGATGTAAATCGTGCTGCTGAAGGATTTTCCGTAACATGGTATCCACATCTATATCGCGCAAAATGTAAACCACTAGTAGATTCACAGGAGTTCAAGGACATCCTGGATGGAATTGCAGATGCAGAAAACTTCAAAGGTACATGGAATCCAGATTCTACATATTATCCAGGCGATACGGTTACAGCACCCAATGGCGAGAAGTACACAGTAATTAGAGAAGTGACAGGAATTGCTCCGCCAGATACAACCTACTATAAACTTGCAGATACTCTCAAGGACATTATGTCCACATATGAGAAGGAAATGCAAATTACACAGGCTGTGCTTAATCAAGCAGAAGCAGACGCTCCTCAGAGTGGATACGATACAACTAAACTTTATACATTGCAGAGAGATGAAACAGGCAAGACAGAACTGGTATCTGCAGATACCACACTGGATGATGCAACACTTGAATCTGTTACTGCTGACACGGTGTTCCAATCTGCCGAAGCCAATGGATACAAAGGATACTTACTTGAAGATGGAATTCCGCCTAATGGTGCTCCGTTCACACAAGGCATAGCATTCCCAATAGGACCGGCAGAAGGACAATTCCATTTACGAACAGATTACAAACCAACAAGATTGTTCCGTTACGCAAAAGGAAGATGGAGCAAGGTAGAGGATGATGTGAGAACAAACATTACTAATCTTGGACCTAGTGATATTGCAGCAGGTGCTGACTTCGCAGGAAAAGTTGAAAAAGAAAATCTTAAGAGTTCGTTTATTAATAACACAAATGAAACTGTTATCGAGGGAGAAACAGTTAAAGAACGACAGAGCTTATCCAAGGCTCTTAAACCAGAGGCAGATAATTAATGCGTATTGAAGAAATATTCGGCTTTGCAACAACAGCACCGAAGAAAACCACAGTTAAGAAAAAAGTACGGAAAGACGATGACGAGCCTCTTGCGATTAAGTTACAACAACGTAGAGCCGCTGCCGCAAAAGGTGATAAAACAGCGTTCACACACGATTTTAAAAAGGCAAATAAATAATGGATTTTTTCTACGACGGACAGATTAGAAGATATGTAACACAGTTTATGAGAATCTTCATTGGCTTCAAATACGAAGCAGGTAATGGGGATCAACAATCTGTGCCTGTAATGTACGGTGATCTAACAAGACAGGTTGCAAACATCATTAGAGAAAATTCAGAAAATAAACTTCCTACAGTTCCTAGAATGGCTTGTTATGTTACAGGTCTTGAAATGGATACTAGCAGACTATCTGATCCCACGTTTATTAGTAAAGTAAACATTAGAGAAAGAGATTATTACATTGACGAAACTAGCGGAGAACGAGTGTATACTGGTGCTCCCGGCAAGAGTGTTACAGTCGAAAGACTAATGCCAACACCTTATAAGTTAACAATGAAGTGTGACATATGGACTTCCAATACTGATCAAAAATTACAATTACTTGAACAAATTTTAGTATTGTTTAATCCAGCACTAGAAATACAAACCACAGACAACTACATCGATTGGACTAGTTTAAGTGTTGTTTACATGACAGGTATGAATTTTACTTCCAGATCAATTCCTGCAGGAGTTGATTCAGACATTGATATTTGTTCGATAGATTTTGAAATTCCTTGTTGGATTAGTCCTCCGGCCAAAGTTAAGAAACTTGGAATTGTTAGAAGCATTATTGCTAACATCTTCAGTGAAGAAGGTGATGTCGTTAACATTTCATCATTGATTTACAATCAATCAAATTCAAATACTGTATATACAAATGCAAGATATCCTGTATTGCTTTTCAAAGCAAACAATGGTCAAGATTATGATTATGAATTAACAATACTCGATCAATATTCAGCAATACAATCCTTAGGCCTAGACGAAAAGGATTATGTTAATGGAAGGAAATTAGATTGGAATGCTGTTTTAGCAACCCTAGGAAACTTTACAGCAGGAACTAGTATGATTCATTTTAGACAAGCCGACGGAACGGAAGTATCAGGAACCATAGCAATTAATCCAGTTGATCCTTTCATTCTCTTGGTGAGCATTGATAGAGATACACTAAAAGAAAATACTTTAATTGTCAGCACACAATATCCAGATGGTAGAGGAACTATTAATGCTATTGTTGATCCAACAAGATATAATCCTATTGGAAAATTGGGCACTGTTCCTACAGGACACAGATTTCTTGTTTTGGAAGATGTAGCAGATGATGCCTCGGGTTGGAAAAACTCTGA